TGCCAGGGTGTGCCGACAATCTGCTGGTGAGGAATCTAAACTGCCAAAAACTCGCTAAATACTCAAAAGCGAGGTAGAACATGGCATTAGAAGTCATCAACGTAGGCACAGCACCCAATGACGGCACGGGCGACCCGCTACGCACGGCTTACATCAAGTGTAACAACAATTTCGCAGAAATCTATAGTCGATATCAGGAAAACCCGCCCACAGCAGGTACCGGCACCATAGGTGACCTGGCCGGCATGTATGCCGCGGACGCAGGATTTTTCTACTACTGTTTCCAGGACTATGATGGCTCCTCCATCATCTGGCGGAAGATAGCAGGATCTGCGATCTAAATGGCACAGCCACAGTGGATCACTCCTGCCGGTAGCTTGGGAACCATACCCGAGGGTGTGTTCTATTCCACTCCAGTGCAGGCCGTGGCCAATGGCGAGGATGTGTACTTCCGTCTCATAGCCGGGCAACTACCCGACGGTGTTCAGGTCACTGCCAATGGCACAGTAGAGGGCGTGCCCAAGAACGTTGTGAGGGTACAGGGCGTGCCCACGGAAGTCTCAGAAGACGTCACCACCAGATTCGCCATACGTGCGTTCACACGCAATCCCAATGGCACAGTCAATCGCCTGGCCGATCGTACTTTCACCATCACTGTCACCGGACAGGATGTTCCAGAATTCGTCACACCCGCAGGCAACGTGGGCACGTTCTACGATGGTACTGAAGCCAGTGTACAGATAGAATTCACCGACACTGATCCTGACGACACTGTACGCATTCTGTTGCTGTCAGGAGCCTTGCCTCCGGGCATGGTTTTAGATCCTCGCACTGGATTGATATCTGGCGTGATTGCACCCTTGGTAGGACCTGCAGGCACGGCCACTCCTGGCTATGACGCCACGCAATACGATCAATATCCCTTTGACTTCTCCACCAGATCCGCCAGCAAGAACTACCAGTTCACTCTAGAGATCACCGACGGCAAAGATTCCAATGCACGCACGTTTGAGATTTTTGTCTACAGCAAAGACTCCATGAGTGCGGATACCACCGACTTCACTGCGGACAACACTTTCATTACAGCGGATGTGGTGCCCACACGCACACCTGTGTTGCTCACACCACCCGGCGATCTTGGCCGTGTGCGGGCTGACAATTTTTATGCCTTCAAGTTTGATGCCATTGATTTTGATGGCGATCCCATAGAATACTCAATAACAGTGGGTGCAGGTGTGGGATTTGATGCTGCGGGTACCACCTTTGACGAAACTGGTATAGGTTTCGATCGCGGTGCATTTAGTTTGCCTCCAGGACTAACGATCAATCCCGACACCGGTTGGTTCTATGGCTACATACCCGATCAAGGTGCCACGGAACAGACTTACAGATTTGCGATCCGGGTATTGAAAGCCAATAATCCTTCCATCATTTCGGGATTTTATTATTTCACCATAACCATCACTGGCGATATCAATACCGAAGTGACCTGGCTCACTGAACCTGATCTTGGTGTGATCAACAATGGGGCCATCAGCACCCTGGCCGTGGAGGCAGTGAATCGTGGAGGTCGCAGTCTGGAATATAAATTGGTATCAGGCAGCAATAGTCGACTGCCTCAGGGACTGACCCTGCAGCCTACAGGACACATCACTGGTCGCGTGAGTTTCAATACTTTTGCCGTAGACTCGGGCACCACCACATTTGATGTGGATCTCAACACCCGGCTCAACATCGACGAAACCACGTTTGACAGCAAATTTGATTTCACTGTGAATGCGTTTTCAGCGGCCACTGAACAGGTAGGTTACCAACTAGGTGCCATCACGATCACAGCAGGAGGATCGGGATATATCAGCCAGCCCACAGTGACCATATCCGCTCCCCCGGCCACGGACACGGCCATACAGGCCACGGCCGGTGTTGTGACCATCATAGGTGGTGTGATCACTGCCATAGCCATCGGCAATCCCGGACGTGGTTATGTCACGCCTCCCACTGTCACAATCACCGGTGGCGGAGGTTCCAACGCCACGGCCACCACCAGCATCATCGAAGTGGACCTCATCAATGCTGTGAGCGTGTTCCGCAGATTCACTGTGACAGTGAACCGAGCATTCAATGAACCCTATGAGACCCTGTACATCAAGGCCATGCCCCCTGAAGCAGATCGAGCCCTGGTAGATCAGTTGTTACAGAATCAAGACATCATTCCTGAAAGCGTGTTGTATCGTGCAGATGATCCCAACTTTGGCATTGCCTCAAGCGTGATCTATGATCATGCCTATGGACTCACGGCATCCAGCCTGGATCTCTATGTGTCCAGTCTGGACATCAACCATTACTGGAAAAATCTCACCCTGGGCGAGATACGCACGGCCCGGGCCTTGGACGCACAAGGTAACGTGCTGTATGAAGTAGTATACAGTGCTGTGATAGACAATCTCGTGAACAATGACGGTGTCAGTGTGGGCAAAGAGGTTACCTTGCCTTACCCTGTGAATGAAGGCGACAGCACTGAAATCGACGTGGTGTATCCCAACAGTTTGATCAACATGCGTGATCAGGTCATTGATACCGTGGGGCAGATCACCCCAGCACTGCCACTGTGGATGCTGAGCAAACAGGTCAATGGTCAAGTCTTGGGATTCATACCGGCCTGGGTCATAGCCTACGTGTTGCCCGGAGAAAGTGGTAGAGTGGCCTATAATATACGCACACAGTTTGGTGATCAGCTTAATCGCGTAGATTTCAAGGTGGATCGCTATGAGATCGATCGCAGCCAGACCTATGACTGGCTGCCTTATGACGATAGCACCAGTGCGGGTAAATGGATACCATATCCGCCTGCGGCCACCACATTTGACAGCGATACCACAGTTTTTGATGGCGGCAGCACTGAGTTTATCACTCCGGCATTTGTATGGGCCGGGGATGACCAACACGATAAATACCTCGTGTTCCCCCGAACAAACATATTAGACTAGGACAAAAAAGATGGCATCCAATATCAATCCGCAGAACATCGATGGAGCCTACCCAGTAGCAGGGCAGGACAACGATTCACAGGGTTTTCGTGATAATTTTACCAACACCAAGACCAATTTTGAATATGCATCCGCAGAGATCACGGATCTGCAGAACAAAGCAGTTTTGAAGGCTGCACTCACAGGCAGCACCCTCAACAACGACATGAGCGGCAGCATACTTTCTAATGCTCAGTTACAGGACATGAGCGAGACCCGCGTGGCCCTGGGCACAGTTTCCGGCAACCAAACCATTAACTATGCAGCAGGATCGTACTACACGGTGACCACGTCGGGGAGCATAACTCTCGCATTTTCTAACTTTTCTGCAGCCGGTACCACCAGCCGTGTGCGACTGCAGATCACAGTGGCATCCACTGCTCATACCCTGACCCTGCCCGCTGCTGTGAGTGTGGGTACCAGCAACATCCAAGGCATCGCCAGCAACGTGATCACGTTCAACAAGACCGGCACCTATGAATTTGAGTTTGAAACATCAGACGGTGGTACAACCATCACCGTGATCGACCAGAATCGCAATCTGGATCCCATCTATCTGCCCAGTGCTGAAGATCTAGCCGCATCGGCTGCTGCCAACGTAAACCTTACCACTTCCTATTTCTCCACTGGGTCCGCCGAAACGGCCACCTTGGCCGCAGGTGTCACAGGACAGATCAAGGTGTTTGCCATGTTCGCCGATTCTGGAGACATGGTAATAACTGTGAGCAACGCTGGTTGGAAAACTTCAGGCACAGGTACCATCACGTTCTCTGCCATAGGCCAAGCCTGTACCTTGATGTACATCAATGCCAAATGGTTTGCCATCGGCAACAATGGTGCGGTGTTCGCCTAAATTTGCCGGAGTCATTGACATTTCTGGCCCTTGATGCTACTATTAGCACAAGGGCTTTTTAATCCATGGAACATCCGTTAATCAACAACATAGATCATCTCACCCTGGACGAGTTGTCCACCAAGGTCACCGAACTGACCAAAAAGATCGGTCAGGCACATCGCATGGGCAACGCACATCTCCGTGCCCAGGTGGAAATGGCCTTGGCCACGTATCAGAACAAACTCAGGGAAAAACAACAAGCCGCCTATGATGCTGCCAAAAAAACCGGTCCGGATTTTTCGGATAAGATTGACGTGTCATGAACGTTAGATTGCGAACCATCCTTGGTTGGAGTTCGGGCCTGGTACATGGTGACCGGTTCTGTGTAAATCAATATCAGGCACAGATAGACATGCTTACTGTGACTGAAGACCATCACGAGCAAAATGTCGCGTATGAACGTGTGAAATACATCACGCATCATGTATTTGAAGATGCCATCATGATATCGCGGGACCATGACAAACTCAGTTTATATCAGCAGACCAATGCTCGTGTGATTGTATTGCCCGATGAACCGGTTGACCAGATCATGGGGATAATGTTATATTTGAAATTTAATGCTGTGATGGAAAATCGCATGGTGGTCACTGATGTTGAAATATCCAGTGTGCAGGGAGACAATATGGGCTACCTACATAGTCACGGTGAAAATCTCAGCACAGGGTTGAGCAGGGATGGTTGGTGGGTTGACGCAGGACCCACATGGTATGATATGCCGATAACACACACCAGAGACAAAGTGGTCAGTCTCAGCTCACGCCCAGAATGGGCGGATCATGGGCTGGCCTGGACTGATGCCACTGACAAAGGATCCAACAGTGTGGTTTTCGCAGATTTTGGTCGAAATGCTGACAAATAAATTTGGTGAAGTAGTTCTCACAGAGCAGGATCTGTGTGATGCTGTGATGCAGGGACGACCAGTATGGACTTTGCCCAAGATCACTGTGGACTCAAATGTAGACATTGAACGCTTGGTGAGCAGGCTGGAAGACCCAGCGGCTGTGCTGACCTGGACTTTTCCCGAGAACAGTGATATCAGTGTGCCAGAATTTGATCATGTGCGACAGAACCGCTGGTTCATGCCCGATGAATACAAAAACATGGACATAGCCAAACATGTGTTGGAACTGTGTGTCACTGATGCCGAACTGCAAAGGGTAGGAGAGGAACTGCTGCTGTACCAAGAGCACGGTCTATTCGATCTCTTGAGGTATATGAAGTATCTCGTGGATGTCATGCATGAAAATCGCGTGATCTGGGGAGTGGGTCGAGGATCAAGTGTGGCCAGTTATGTGCTGTATCTCTTGGGCGTGCATCGCATCAACAGCATGTACTATGATTTAGACCTCAGAGAATTCCTGCGTTAAATACCTGATCCAACAAGGAAATCAACATGACCAGAAAAGTATATCGCACAGCTCAGGGCAAGATGGTGGATCTTGGTTCCCTGCAATTACGCAACGAAACTGTTCGTGCAGTGGGCAACATGAAAGTTAATGCCCGTGGCGACCTCATCGACAGCAACAATCGTGCCATCAACAGCCGCAACCAACAGGTAGATCGGCAGTATCGCCGCCAGACCAGTAATGTGTCAAACACACCGGTACAGCATGGACGGACAGAGGCTGCCGCGGCAGATATTCCTACACCACCAGAGGATTTCCAAGACGATTTCGTAAAACCTGCAGACGATGCTGCACCCGCAGCTTCGGGAGGATTGGCAGCTGCCATAGCCCGAGCACGCCAGGTCAGGCAAGAACCACTTAAGACTCCGCGAGAAATAGCACAACATCAGGAAGGTGTAAAAAAACTCTAAATGAAAGCCGCATACGCACCACATCGCATCACTCGTTTGCGTGCCTTGAACGATTCAGTGTTGGTCAAGGACATGCAGTTCAAAGATCGGCAGCTCAGTTCAGGCATCATCTTGCCCGCTGACAATGGCAAGGCCACGGGCATCCGTGCTCGATGGGGCCAGGTCTATGAAATCGGTCCTGAACAAAAGGACGTTCGCCCCGGACAATGGATCTGTGTGGCACATGGTCGCTGGACCCGCGGACTTGACATCGAAGACGACCAAGGTACCAAGACCATACGCAGAATCGATCCCAAAGATATCTTGCTGGTATCAGATGAACATCCTGGCACAGATGACACCATAAGCGATGCTGTATCTGGCTAATGGGATTTCAAAAACCCGATCTTGAACTGGCCTATCGAGCCATTGGGGCCAATCTAATCGAGATCGCTTCATCTCACAATGATGGTTGGACAGCCCGTGCTTGCAAACATGATCTTTATCTGTTAAAATGTTGGTTAGAAGATCGATATAATCAATTGCCCACATTTGCGGGAGAATCAGAGTGGGAACAAGAACGACTAATCAAGATATTAAAAAAGGACTGATGTGAAAGACCTCTGGGCAGAAAAATATCGACCAAGAACCATCGAGGACTATGTGTTCCGCGATGAAGCACAGCGTGAACAGGTCAAGAGCTGGATCGACTCCGGTGCCATCCCCCATCTGCTGTTTTCAGGGGCACCGGGTGTGGGCAAGACCACACTGGCCCGGATCCTGATACATCAACTGGATATCAATGAATATGATGTGCTGGAGATCAATGCCAGCAGAGAGAATTCCGTGGATACCATCCGCGACAAGATCACCGGTTTCGTGCAAACCATGCCCTTTGGTAGTTTCAAAGTGGTGTTGCTAGACGAAGCCGATTACATATCACCCAACGGACAGGCCGCACTGCGTGGAGTGATGGAAACATATCACGCTTCGGCTCGATTTATACTGACCTGCAACTATCCTAACCGTGTTATTCCTGCATTACATTCAAGATGCCAAGGTTTCCATATCGAGCGAGTGGATGTCACAGAATTCACAGCAAGGATGGCCACCATACTCGTGGCAGAAAACGTGGTGTTTGATCTAGACACTCTTGATACCTATGTCAAGGCCACTTATCCTGATCTCCGCAAATGCCAGAACATGTGCCAGATGAACTCCGGTCAAGGCTCGCTGCGAGCACCCAGCGGCGATGAAGGTGGCACCCGAGAATGGAAACTGGATGTGGTAAATCTCTTCAAAGCCGGCCGGGTGCTGGAAGCTCGCAAGTTGATGTGTTCATCAGTGCGTCCCGAGGAAATGGAAGATGTGTTCCGTTGGATGTATGACAATCTTGGTCTGTGGAGTGCTGATCCGGAGAAGCAGGATCAGGCCATAGTAATCATACGCAATGGTATAGCCAATGTTCCCTTGGTCACCGATCAAGAAATCAATCTGTCAGCTACCTTGATAGAATTGTCTGGATTGATTCGTGCCTGATTTTGATGTTCTTGAACCAGCCATAGATCCCAATAATCGTGTGAGTTTCCTTTTGGATTGGGAACTGACCATGAAATGCAATCTTGACTGTTCATACTGTGGTGAAGGACTTTACTTTGGTCATGATAACAGCACCAAGCATCCACCATTGTTGGAATGTCTTGATACAATTGATTTTATGTATCAATATGTGGATTTATACATGTGCCATAAACCCAAGGGCACACGGTATGTGATATTGAATGTGTATGGGGGAGAAGCGTTACACCATCCTCATGTGGTAAAGATACTGCAAAACTGTCATGAAAAATACCAAAAATATCAAGATCGGTGGCATCTGACAATAACCACCACCACCAACGCCATAATCAGTGAACGCCGTTTCCTATGTATAATTCCTTACATAGATGAATTCACAGTGAGTTATCATGCTGAAAACACAGACAAACAAAAAGATCTTTTTAAAAACAATGTTCTAAAAATTAAAGATGCCAATAAAAGATTGAAATGTATTGTGATGATGCATCCTGATCCTGATAAATTTGTTGATTCACAAGAGATGATAACATGGTGTAAAAATAACGATGTAAAATATCTGGCCAAACAATTGGATCATCCTGTTGAAGATGTACAATTTAACTATGACAAAAATCAAACCATCTGGTTACGATCTCAATATGATAAAAAATCGTATCTTACATCATCGACAGTAAAATTCAAACCATCAGGTCAAAAGTTTGATCTAGCTGATTCAGGGCGTGCATGCTGTGGTGGAAAACAAGTCTGCCAAGATCAAAACTACAAACACAGGAATTTTTTTGTGGAAAATAAATTTCCAGATTGGTATTGCAGTGTGAATGAGTTTTTCCTTTATATAAAACAAGTCAACGGAGAAATTTTTGTCAACAAAGATTGCAAAATGAATTTTGAAGGTCAGGTAGGTCCTATAGGTCATCTCAAAGATTCAAAAACTTTGTTGGATAACACAGAACATCATTTAAAAAATCACAGCATGCCGGTGATACAGTGCAAAAAATCAAATTGTTTTTGTGGATTATGTGCACCAAAAGCAAAAAACTCCAAGGATTTTGATTCAATCATGAAAAAATACAGACAATGAGATATTTTCTTGTGCAATATCTACGACGTGCCAATGGACAAATGGACGAAGTAGTGACAGTGAGCAAAAAGATAAAAATGCGAGATTCACAGTCGTCGGCAGTGATTTTGGATTTCAAAACACGCCGAGTGGTCCAGGCTTCAATGGATGGTGTCATTGTGCCCAAGGATTGGAACCGCATCCGAGATTTTTATCATCAGCATTATGCAAAATTGATAGAAGATCTCGAAACGGTCTATCCAGTGGTCACTGATAAAGATCCAGGATCGACGTGATCATAGGGTGACGTTGCACATCACGCCCTGTTAATTTGATCACAGCCATTCCTATCACTTCTTGACGTTCCAGTCTGGCACATAGATCCAGTAATCCGTTGTCTGCGGCACGGCGATCTGCTTGCTCCACATCACCGGTTACAGTGATACGGCTGCCTTGGCCAATACGACTCAGCAGCATTTTCATCTGTCCTGGTGTGGCATTCTGCATCTCGTCTGCGATGATCCAAGCATGCTTGAACGTGCGACCTCGCATGTAGGCCAAGGGCGAAATTTCTATCACATGATCATCCATCATGCGTAGGATCTCGCGTGGGTGATAATATTCTCTTATCACATCCAGCAAAGGTCGTGTCCAAGGTTCCATCTTGGCCATGAGATCGCCGGGTAAGAATCCATGTTGTTCATCTTCTACGCCCACTGCTGGGCGTGTGAGCACGATGCGTTCTATTTCATCCGCACGTAGGGCACGTATGGCTGCCTGCATGGCCAGATAAGTTTTTCCCGTGCCCGCAGGGCCCACAGCCACGGCGATGTTGACATCAGGATGCAACAGGCTCAGCACCAGGCGTTCTTGTCCTCGGCTTTTGGGTATGAGTTCTATGGGTCGTTGCTGGGGTTTGTGTTGCGGTCTGAAGTTGATGGTGTTTTCTACTGCTTGGTACTGCTGTTGTTGCCGGCGTTGTGCCTTGGCTCCTCGTGCTCTGCTCAAATCAGGTTCTCCTTTGTTGAACATGGTCGTCGCTACCCTAGCAGTATTTAGGTGCATAAACGCACAAGTTCTCTGTGCAGGTTTTGGCCCAGTGTAAGTCATAAGTAAAACACTGGGCAATGCCTAATCCAAACTGATCGCAATGATCCATACGCAATAAATAACACTATGAGCCTGGACAAAGAAATTTTCAAAGATCACGCTGACTACTGGTTGGTGGCAGAAAACATCCGTGATCTGTACCTGTCGGAGGGCAGCCTGCTGAGTCTCCTGGATTTTGAACGTGTGCTAGATGAATTGGACCTTTATGCGTTCCGAAACTGGCAATTGGGCGAACTGGTACAAGGGCCCGATATTGGCCGCTACAAGATCGGCTGCATATTCATGTGGCCCGAAAAACTCATGCCCGACCCTCGCGGTGCCCGCAGGCTCCTGCCCTTTGACTGCGAAGTGAAGTTCAAAAAGACCACCATTAAAATACCCATCAAGATCGAAGAGCCCGATGATTTCGTGCCGGGCACACACAAAGCACGTTTGATAGAAAAGAAGGTATGGCTGGTAGAAATCGTCATGCCCAAGAGTTTGATTTCAGACATACGCACAGGATCAATCGAGATGGAAGATCAGACCATAGATCTCGAAGATCTCGATTCGGCCTACGAAGAAGACCTTGACCAACAAGAGTTCAAACAAGATGAACAAGCCCCTGAAGTCTCCGCTGCCCCTGTTGCGTGAAGCCTTGGAGTACAAGGACATGGAGGGCATGATCAAGCCCACCATCCACGTGGATGAATTTGCTGCCAAGATGGGCGATGACGATGACATCATCGTGATAAGTTTTTTCGTGCGTGGTGAACAGGTGGCCAGAGATCTGGTAAACTGGTTTGAAAAAGGCTATGACTGGGTGATGGATGCTGATAGATCACCAGGTGAGATACGTCCAGGACGGTACTTGGTATACATAGAAATGCGTAGGCGAAGCACAGCCGGTGAACGTGTGTCAGAAGCCATTGAAGATCTGGCCACGCTCACAGAGTTTGAACCCGCGGCATGGACCATGCATTATGATGGTAAGACCTCGCCGTTCAGCCGCGAAGAATTTGATCGTCAGGTGCCTTTGAGCCCAAAAGACTATCGAGCACAGAAAGAAAAAGACCTCAACGAAATGCGTGCCGCTGCTGGCATCGAGCCAGTGCAGGTGTTTGAACGCGAACAAGATATCCGCCAGTTGCAATCTGCAGCTGGTATATAAACAAACAATTCACTTGACTACTAATGAAACTAATGAGTTTTGGGTGTTCCTTTATGGCTGGCACCGATCTTGTTTCGCCTGCTGGTACCTGGCCGGCCATTCTGGCTGGCAAACTTCAAATTGAACATCAATGTTTTGCACGACCGGGCATCGGAAATCTGCAAATTATGGAATCTATATTAGATCAATCCAGGCACAATGACGTGATATTCTTGATCAATTGGACATGGATAGATCGTTTTGATTTTATAGACGTGTCTACTGAATCTTGGCAAACATTACGTCCGGCACTTGATCATGCACATGCCGATGTGTATTATAGAGATATGCACAGTCAATATCGTGACATGTTAACCAACCTGTGTTATATCTACACTGCAATCAACTGTTTGATTTCGCAAAATCAACAATTTATCATGACCTACATGGATAATCTTTTGTTTGAATCAGTTGATCAAAATTGGCACAAATCGCGAGCTGTGCAAATATTACAAAATGAAATAAAACATCATCTTCAAGACTGGCAAGGTAAGAATTTTTTAGATTGGAGTAAGGCAGGAGGACATGATATATCATCTACCTGGCATCCACTTGATTCTGCACATCAAGCAGCCGCTGAGTACATGATGCCTAGGATCGATGCCATTCTGCATAGAGCCTGACCACCCGGCCGTTGGTTTCGGTCTGCTCATTGACCTGGCGGTAATCATGCAGTTCGGCGAAGTCCTGCAAGCGACGATGGCTCCAGGGATAGAACGGTATGCCCTGGCATTTCTCTGATGCATGATCTCGTCGACCGGGATTCAATCGCCAGTACACTCGGCTGCGGGGTCGGAGATGGCTGACCATTTTGTTGATCTGTCGCCCTACCACTGCATCATCACCAAAATTTAGGCTACCCAAACAAGTGGCCACGTCGAACAGTCGGGTGGCATAAAAGTCTTCTATTGTGACCTGGAAGTCGGCGGCATCCATGGCTGGATCCACACCCACCACATGCGACACCAGGGTCTTGAAAGGATTATAGCCACAACCCACGTCTAGCAACCATTCATGTGATTGGATGTTTTTTGCTATGACTTCGTAAGCACTATAAGTATAGGCATCTAGACTGGGCTTCCAGTGGTTGCGGAAATAATCATTTAGGTATTGTTGATCGTGCATGATAATCCAAAAGTAAATGTTGTAAAATGGGGCAGTGCCTGTGTGATACTTATCGCCATGGTGTTCCACACCCTAGGAATCACGCCTTGGAATTCATTCCTACAACTCACCGGTGCCGCGGGCTGGATCTATGTGGCCTGGCAGTGCCGTGAACGGGCACTCATGCTGAATTTCCTACCACAGTTTTTCATAATCATTCCTACTCTAATCTATGCTTACTACTTTACCTGATAAGATCTTCATGATCGGGGTGCCCGGATCTCGCTGGAGCGGCATAGCCCAGAACGTGGAAGACAACATCCCTGGATTCAATGTCACGGATCGCACCGCTGATCGTGCTTACCGCCATCACTCGTTCTCCGGCCATCTAGGTGCGTATTTTGGCACTGGCTGGGAACATGGCACCAGCCTGGATGCTGAGAATTTGGATCGTCCTTTTGCACACACCGACGGAACACGCATCTTAAAAAGCCATGAGTGGGCCTACTGTTTAGATGACATCCATGACCGCTATCCTGATGCTTGGATCTGGTTGGTGCATCGTCCGGATCTATCTGCCTATGCCTGGTGGCACGAAGCAGGTGGATTTGAGATCGCTTATCCAAAATATCGCCCCTACTATCGTGATTCAATAAATATGTTATCAGAAATACGCCGGATGAACCAGTGTATTTTTGAATTCAGCCAAAGGCATGACCTTGCCTGGCACCATGTATCATCATCCTGGATTGAAGCCACATTTGGCCGGGCAGTGGAGCCCACAGTCCGTCTCGCAGACACCCTTGTGTGTTGTTTGAAACCCCAAACATAAGGAAAAACCTATGAAGAAGTTTTTACTCGCTGTAGTCGCGGCCTGTGCCGCCTTGAGTTGGTCCACTGCGTGGGCATGGCAACCCACCCGACCCATCACTGTGCTGATTGGATTCGCTCCGGGATCCGGCAACGAAATGAGTTTTCGTGCGGTGGCCAAAGAAGTAGAACGAGCCACTGGTGCCAGTTTTGTAGTCACAAACCAACCCGGTGCTGATGCGGCTATCAGTCTAAACAATTTAGTGGCCGCCCAACCGGATGGATACACCATCAACATAGCCAGCCAACAAGGAACCTGGGTCATGGCCGACGTGATCTCCAAGGATCTGATAAAATTCACGCCAGACAGTTTTGAGTACACAGTGAACATCGCCAAGAGTCCATTGGCCCTGATCGCTCCTGTGGCCAGTGCTGTGAATACCCCCACTGAATTCGTGCGACTGATCGAAACAACCACCCGGCCAGTGAACATCGCAGTGGGTGCCAGCAGCCACAAGTTGGCCTATGAATATGTCATGGCTCATACTCGTGCTCGTAAGGATCAAGTACAGGCCGTAAGTTACAAAGGTCCTGCTCCGGCCGGTGCCGACGTGGCCGGCGGTCAGGTTGACTTTGGTATCATCCCTGCGGCCGTGGCCTACAACTTGGTCAAAGCAGGCAAGGTCAAATACATTGGTATCTTTGGTGAGCAGAAATTGTCTCGCATACCCGAAGTGCCCTTGATGCAAACTGTGGTACCCGGTGCCAATGTGTACGCAGGTTGGGGCATCGTGCTGCCGCGTGGTACACCTGCTGAAGTCACCCGCTGGTACACTGACAACTTCGTTCGTGCCATCCGCAGCACAGAAGCACAACAATTCTTTGCTGACAATCTCATGTTCGTGGAAGAACGCGAGCTCACTCCGCAGGGTTATAAGACCAGCATGCTGGCCCTGCGTCGGGTATGGTTGCCCATCGCCCAAAAAATGGACTTTTCAGGAAAGTAATATGACAGCTCAACGCATCCTTATCATGGGCCTGCCAGGTGCAGGCAAGACCTACATGGCCCAGGCCTTGAAACAGCACTTGGAAAGTCATAGCGTGCTGTTCCACCCGTCAGCAGAAACAGTTAGCAGCAGCCAGGCCCGTGTGGAATGGTTCAATGCCGATGATGTACGGAAACGATTCAATGACTGGGACTTCAGTCAAGAAGGTCGCATCCGGCAGAGCCATAGGATGCGTGAGTTGGCAGACAAATCACAGTGTGATTTTGTCATAGTGGATTTTGTGGCACCGCTCACGGAGATGCGTCATAATTTCAAAGCAGACTGGATCATCTGGATGGATACCATAGAAGCCGGCAGATATGAAGATACCAACCGCATGTTTGTGCCTCCGGAATTTTATGATTTTCGCATAATCGAACAGGCTGCTGAAAAGTGGGCGGAATTCATTGGCAACCACATCCTGGAAAATCGCCGGAGACCGGTGTTTGACTGGAAACGAGAAACCGTGCAGATGCTGGGTCGCTGGCAGCCTTGGCATGCTGGGCACCGTGCCTTGTTTGAGCGTGCCATAGCCAAGACCGGGCAGGTATGCATCATGATCCGTGATTGCCAGGGTTGGAACCAGTCAAATCCTTTTTCTTGGTCAACAGTGAAAGATGCCATCCGCCGTGATCTAGATCCCTTGTATCAGGGCCAGTACGAAATAATAGTGGTGCCCAACATCACAAACATCACATATGGCCGTGATGTAGGCTACCGGATCGAGCAAGAGTCATTTGATGATGCCACACATGCCATTTCTGCTACCAAAATCCGCAGGGAAATGGGCCTGGAGTAAAACTAAATAGAGTTGATAATAGGAGTATATTATGCAACTCACAGAAAACTTCAGCCTGGCCGAAATGGTCAAGAGCGAAACCGCTCTACGTCAAGGGCTAGATAATACCCCAGGCGATGCAGAAATTGAAAATCTACGCATATTATGCGAGCAAGTGCTGCAACCTCTACGCACAGCGTACCAACGTGGCATCAAAGTAAACTCAGGATTCCGCCATCCCAATGTCAACGCTGCTGTGGGAGGAAGCCGCACATCAGACCACTGCAAGGGACAGGCCGCTGACATCGAAATACCCGGCGTGGCCAACTATGATCTAGCCTTGTACATCAGCCAATATTTCAACTTCACACAGTTGATCCTGGAATTTTACACACCGGGCATACCCGACTCAGGCTGGGTGCATGTGAGTTATGATCCGGCCAATTTGAAACGCCAGGTCATGACTGCCATGCGTGAAAACGGCAAGACTGTGTACAAGCAGGGACTCATAGCCTGATGTTTGGCATTGGTGCTTCTGTCAAGGCCATAGTGGCCTTGATCATCACAGTGATCATCGCAGCAGGAGGCTGGTACGTGATGAACCTCAAAGCCGACTTAGCCATCAGCGAAGAAAATAGCAAACGTCTGCAGGAAGGTGTGCGAGAACAGCAGGCCTTGATGAAGCAGATGGCCGAAGATATCGCCAAGATACAGGACATCAATCGTGAATTGGCAGAGACCACAGGTCGCCATCGTGCGGAAGTTGATGCCTTGACCAAGAAATTCAGCCAAGACGCCAAGGGTCAGCCCAGAGACTTTGGTCAGTTCGCCAAGGAACGGCCAGAACTGGTAGAACGCTTGGTGAACCGTGGCACGAAAAATGCCATGCGTTGCCTGGAGATAGCATCCGGAGCACCACGCACACAGGAAGAAATCGCAGCCAAGTCAGCCACGGAGATCAACAAAGAATGTCCTGCTATAGCCAATCCCAACTACCGGGCACCACAATGAAAAGTATCATAGCCGTGATCATCGCTGCTTCCATGCTACAAGGTTGTGCTCTCTTGGGTTGGAAAGCCATAGAAGGCATAGAGATCAAGAAGAAAGCTGTGGAACGCACACCGCTGAATTTAGCAGATCCTCAACCATTGAAGCCCACTGCTCCGCAATGGCGAGTGATCACTCCAGAGAATCAAGCACAGGTATTCGCAGAGTTAAAATCTAAAAACATAGACCAAGTGCTGTTCGCACTCACCGATGATGGCTACGAAGAACTCTCCGTCGATATCGCACAGATACGGGCCTTGATCGCACAGCAACGTGACATCATCGTTAAGTACCGAGAATACTACGAATCCAAAAAGACCGAAGAAAAGAAATGAAAGAT